CCTACATCAGCGAGCACATCTTGAGTGAAAAGTGTAGGAAAATACTGCTCTTGATTGTCTTCTCCGTTATACTCAAACACATCATGTTGAGTGAATACAAATGCAGCACAAGGTGCATCTTCACCTTGACTCTCAATCATTTGGTTGAGAGTATCACGAAGTTCAGAAAGTGTACGGTACATAATCAATACAGAAGGGAAAAAGAACCACAGAAACGACGAACCCACTGAAGGGTATCATAATGACTGCGAGGTTTGGACATTACCATGCTTTTGTTAGTTTCAGGATTCAGAGCAATAGCAACATATTTGTGGTCACATTCTTGCCATTCAGGTGTAACTTGCTGAATGAACATTTGATTTACTTTACCTTCCTTCCAGTTGTTGACATAGTGGAAGATTTGAGTGGTTTCTTGACTTTTCATACATGTATGATAGCACAGAATCCTGGATTCCGCAAGGGGTCGTGTGCCACTTTGCGGAACTGGCACATCGTTATACTTATTTCCCATACATTTGTGGTAAAAGCTAGTGACAAGACTTGAACTTGCGACCTGAGCTTTACAAAAGCCCTGCTCTATCCAACTGAGCTACACTAGCAAAAAAAGGTCAGTTGCTGTTATTTAGTAGCAACCAAATACCTAGACCAATAACACCAACAACTAGCACATATTTCCATGCTGCAACTAGAATAAATGCACCCAATGCAAGTAATACAAACCCACCACTAATTCCTGACGATGAACCAGAGTATTCTCCATCATCATCATAATCTTCCCATGACTTAGTTGTTCTCACAATACAACCAGGATTTGCACGTTGAACTCTTGCCTCTGCATCATGTGAGGTTGGTGCTTCTACAGTTTCTGTGTAGTATTGAAAGAACTCAACACCAGGACCAGGGCGAACTTCTACCTCATAAAGCATAATCAGTTACCTTTGTTATTGTATTCCTGAATGTATTGCTTGAGAGTATCAACATAGTCATCAGGGTTCTTAACAAATACCTGTGACTCACCTGAATGACAAGAAACAATGGTGACAATTTGTTCCACTTTATGACCAGTCATTTCCTCATACATTTTAGCATAACCTGTCTCCTGCACAAAATAGTTTTGGATGTACTTTTCATGCTTAGGTTTAGAAGAACTCTTGAAGTCAATTACAGACAATTTACCATTGTATTCTGCAATGCAATCTACACGACCTGCAATTCCAAGTTGTTCAGAATACAGAGCAGATTCTTGGCAATGAATGTTATTGATGTTGTTGAGCAGTTCTAGACACTGATACCACAACATCACTGCAATTTCATAACCATCTGCATTGCGAGCATAGTAACCCTCTTGATTGTTGAGATAATTCTCAACAACACTGTGGAACTTTGTACCTTGAGTGGATGCAAAGTTACTGATTTTGTTTGCAGCATCAGTGCCTACACGTTCTCGCCACTCTGCAATAGATTTGCGATTCTGATAGGAAGTAACTGTAGTGATGGAAGGCAACAGTTTGCCATTAACCACATAGCGACGTGAACCATTCACAGTCTGCGTGGGAATGTCTGCAAAGGCAGACAGATTAAGGTGATTGAACTTAACTTTGGTTTGCATAATAATGTTGTTGATGATCAAAGAAACTCAGCAATGTAATAGTCAACAGTAATTTCTAATTCTGCTGCTTTTGCTTCAAGTTCCATAGCATACTCTTCTGCCATTTGTTCATCAGGTTGCTGACAGAAAAGATCAAGGGTTGATTCGTGCATAAACTTATCTTTCATACATGTATGATACCACAGATTCACTAAAAAGTCAAGCATTAGTGGACAGTCCTACAAGTGTCACACTAAAACTGAATTGTTGTAACAATCTCTTCTGCAAGTTCATTACCTACAACACCAGCAATAAACTCTTGAGTTGAATCATCATCCTCACCTTCAGCAATCCAGATGTCTTGAATCAATGCCTCAACGTCAGTATTACCCTGACCAGGATCTTTGTCAAAGGATTGCATCATTAACTGCACGGCATAGGATACAAGATCATCCATGTCCATGCTGTCAATCACACGATAACAATGTGCAGTCAAAAGATCACTAACTTGTTCAGAGGTGAGAGTCATTTCAGTGGTTTGTTTGTTCATACTGTGTATGATAGCACAGATTCAGGTGATTTGGGGATTATAGCGACCAGTTCTACAAGTGTCACATGACATAACTTTTGTGCTGCATTTTGTGCAAATCTTGTTGCATTTGATTCTGTGCATTTGTATGAACAAATGCTGCCAAAATAAAACAAACAAGACAGAAAAGAATTGGTTTCATTTGTAGAGATAACCTCCTGCCCAATCAGCACGTTGATACATTTCAACACGAGATTGTTCATCAAGCAAATTATACCTTACACCATTCTTTGCAGGTGATTGCCACGTGGCAGATTTGTACACATCACCAGTATTCAGATCCACAAATGCGTGGGCACTGCGTTGCTTACTGGGACCAGCAAGGTGAATAATCTTGGCATACTTTTTACCTCTGCTGTAAGTGTATTCATCCACACCTTCACCAACACAAAGTTTATCAATTTGTTCTTTGTGATAATCTACATTCTCACCTTTATCAATGTATTCTTGATGACGTTTGATGCAAGAAGATTGGTAGTTAGTACGAAGAACTTGGCACATTTCTTCAATCAGACCAAGAACAATTTCGTTAGTCAAAGTTGTGTTTTGATTTTTCATACATGTATGATAGCAGATAATTCAGCAAAAGTCAAGGGGTCGTGGACAGTTCCACAACTGTCACATTATCTCTTTGGTACGTTACAGTAAGTGATAGGATCATAATCACATCCATCACTAAATGACGCTGAAGTGTCATGAATCAACTTTGCTCTATACAACAGATCCTCAAGATCCAGCATAAGTTGATTCAAATCATCATCAGTTTTACCCAGCAGAGCATCACTAATTCTCTCAAATGCTGCTGCTGTCTGTAACGTGTGGGTCATTTTACATTATACTTTGCTTTCAATGATTGCAATACTTGTTTGCGTGCTTTTATCTTCCCTTTGGATACACCTCTGGGATTCTTTTTCTTACCTGAATTGTGTATCCAGTTGGGAGTCATTGTCTCAAAATCTATAAACAAAAGAAGGGGCATTGCTGCCCCTATTTATTATCAGAACTCTACAGGGTCAAGGGTAGGAGCAGGACCTGCACTTTCAGCATTGCTGCTATCATCAGAGGTGATAGCATCAAGGATCTGGAGAATCTCATCACCAGTTTGACCACGACGCAGAGCAGCAACCATCAGTTCAGTAGACATAATAAAGAAAGAGTAAGTGAACAAGGTTGTGTAACTTTAAGGCAAACACATTCCTATCAGTTAAGGGGTGATGATAATTTCTACGTCTGTGATGACATCTTCATCAGGTAAATTATAGAGAAAATCATAATAGTCTTCATAATCAACACCTAGGTAACTAGCAAAATCTTCTAAATCATCATGCAATCTACAAGTGTCAATCATGATCCCTCAACTGTTGATGTAATACATCATAGCACACAAAATCCTGTTTGGGGATTATTGTGTGCCACTTTTACAGGTGGTACAGTTTGTGCTTTGAGATTCACAAATGGGTCACCAATAAGTAGAATGAAGCACAGAAATGCACCTCTCCAAAGTTTATCAGACATCATACAACTTATTGAAACAAATTTGTTCTTTATACCAGGCATTATCTGCATCACTGTTAAAAGAAATGCCTAGCATAAAGTTATAGTGGTCTGTCCACAGATTACAACTAGACTCAAACCATTCTTGACTAGGTTTGCAAATAGAATAATCTTGAAAATCCATTTTGATTTTTGTCATGTTGACAGTATAGCATGAAAAAGGGCACTGTGCTCATTTACAGTGCCAGTTCTACAAGTGTCACATGTTATACATCAATTTCAGCGAGTTTCTTTTGTTTACGTAGTTCAGTAATAATACTTTGAAGTTCAATCATATCTTGACGACAATCTTCTAAATCTTCACAGAGAATGTCATACTGATACTCTGACTTACACCTACGAATTTGTTTGGTCAGTTTGTCGTACTTTTTCTTTACTTCTTTGAGATCTTTCTCATACTCTTGGATAGTCTTATTCATTTGAGCAAACTAGAATTGTAGTAACGACGAAAAGCAGTGATAATGATAACAAGAGTGCTAAACACACCAACCAAACCAAGGAAGGTAACAGCATCACCTGAAAAAGTGTAATTTTGAGGCATTTGTTTTTAGATTACTTTGTAATGATACCAGATTTATCTATGAAAGTCAAGAGATAGTGGACAGTATCACCACTGTCCACGCTGAATCAGAATCTTGCGAATTTCATTGTAAGCAAACTGCTGAATCTGCCTATCAGTAGCATTATCCAGCACATAATACATTTTCTTCAAGTATTCATCTTGAGTGGTCACATTGATAACCTTTGCTTTAGTAACTCCAAGACCAGAGATAGGCGAACCTGCTTTTGCTTTAGGACGACCAAAGTTACCAGTTACATTACCTTGGGTACGCAGTTTAGGTTTAATCTTGGAAAGATTAGAAGTTGCGAAGTTCATCTGTGTTTTATTCATACAAGTATGATAGCACACAAAAGGGCACTGTGGGGATTTACTGTGCCAGTTCTT